ACATACGCTCGTAGCGAGTGTTTACGAAGATGTCATAAAAACCCGTCTCTTAAAGGAAGGTGAAACATGCGACCCCCGCTGTTGATTCGTCCAGTAGTTCCAAAAGACGATAGCGCACGTCAAAATGGTTGCACATGCAACCGTCGTAGTTCAATACCGGGAAGTAAGCATCACCCGGACTGCGCTTTGTACCGTAAAGACAAAGGCATGGAGGAATATTATGAAACTTAATGAATATATCAATAAAGATCAACTACGAGAGTATATTAACAATGGGCTAGTAACCTGCCAACGCCATAACGAATTTCCTTTAGTCCAATTTACATATTCTCGTAAATGTGTATTAGATGATATATGGGATGATATTACTATAAAGTGTCGAGGTCTAATAGTTAATAGTGAAACTGATGAAATAGTAGCACGTCCTTTTGAAAAGTTCTTTAATATAAACACTCTAAGCCGACCCGAAACAATGTTGGAGAATTTACCAAAGACTACACGATATACAACAGAAAAGCTAGATGGAAGTCTTGGTATATTATACGAGTATAATGACAAATGGTATTGTGCTACTAAAGGGTCGTTCCATTCGGAGCAAGCAGAGTGGGCTAATAAATGGTTAGAAGGAAGAAAACTAACCTTTCCTAAAGACTTTACACCACTCGTTGAGATCATTTGTCAAGACGTACAACACCATGTTGTTCATTACGATGAAGACCGTTTGGTACTTATTGGGTTAATATCCAATAATAGCGGAGAAGAGAAAAGAGCTTGGTACTTAGAAGATTATTGTCATTTTTGCGGAATTGACATAGAGACGGTACCCTATAATTGCTACTTTAATGGTGGTGGGCGTTACCTAGAACCCGAAGAATTATTAAAGTTAGATAGAGACAATAAAGAAGGCTATGTAGTAAGTTGGCCGCTAGTAGGTAAGCCGCCGTTAAAAGTTAAGATTAAGCACCCAACATTTCTTAAAAATCAAAAGTTTTTACACAATATGACTGCTAAAAAGATATTAGCAGCTTTGTCTACTAGTAGTATTCCAACAGACATAGCGAATTACCCGCAACATATACAAAATTATGTCAAAGAATGGGTAGATTATTATAGTGGGCTTTACGAAGAAATATTCAAAACGTCTTCTGAGATAGTAAAAGAGTCTATAACTAAATGCACTACTCGTAAAGAGACGGCGGAATTCTTTTTACAAAATGGCTATAGTTTCTATGCTCCAGTTTGTTTTTCAATGATCGACGCAACGCTAGACAAACCATCTTATTATAAAAAAATCATTTGGAAACTAGTTGACAAACTATCCAAGGAGCGAGATAATAAAAAAGAGGAGATTTGGGTAGATGAGTATAGAGATTAATTATTGTGAAATATGCGGTGGGCAAGGCGAGATAATAGACTTTCATACCGATTATGAGTTGGCACCTTGCCCTAGATGTAACGGTACTGGTAAGCGGTATAAGGAAGAAACAGTTTATGTTAGGAATTTAACAAAAAGACCGCCAAAGACTATTTGTGTAGACTTTGATGGTACATTGTGTGACTGGACCTATCCTGATATAGGTGCGGCCAAGAAAGGAGCAAAAGATGCTCTTACACGATTCAGAGAGCTTGGTTACAAGATTATTATATGGAGCTGTAGGACGAGTCATTATCACTATGATATATTCGGTGGTTCACGATCACAACCGACTTCAGAACGTGAAACGGTTAAAAACATGGTGGCATTCCTTGACAAAGAAGGCATACCTTATGACGAGATAGACTATGGAGATTTAGGAAAACCTTTGGCGGATTTGTACATAGACGACAAAGGTATAAGATTTGAAGACAATTGGGAATTTATAAAAGAATGGGTGGAGGACTATAGACCATGATATTGCTATTTTTATCATTAAATATATGTATACTTATACTACTGATTAGAGTTTACACTCTAATGAAAGAACGCGACCGTCAATATGATTTTAATACTAGACAACTAGCGGAGTGCATTAAACTAGAGGATAGGTACAATAGCCTACTAAAAGCCTTTAAACTTACTTCTGCTGCTTTAGTAACTCAGCATCCATATTTTACATTTGACGGAATAGAAGAAGTAAATAAAATAATCACAGAACTAGCGGAGAATAACTAAGTATGAACAAACAAGATATATTTAATAACGCTATAGCAATTGTTAGCGGAACTGTAGCAGGAGAGGCTGCTAAGGTAAGGGCAGAATTAGAAAGTATTATTGCAACGAGTAACAAGAGCGACTTCGACATTGGGTGGCTCTTGTACCAAATTAAAGTAAAGGGTTTTTATACAGGATTTAATACATTTCAAGAGTATGCAGATACGCTTAATATTAAAAAGCGCAAACGTCAGTATCTTCTTACTATAGCAGAAGTAATGGATACCGTTGGTATTCCGCGTACAACATACGAGCCTGTAGGGAAGGCTAAGTTACGAGTCATTACATCTCTTGATCCTTTTGGTACATGGGTTTCACCTGAAGGGAAGGAGCATCCTATAAAAGAGTTTATCATAGGGTTAGTAGAAAATAGTAACAAATTGACGTTTAACGAGATACAGCAGCATGTTAAAACGTTGAAGGGTCAAGTTGGAGAAAATGATATTGAGTTTTTGAGACTCGCCTTTACTAAACAGGTTATGGATAATGTTATTCGTCCTGCACTAAATTTAGCAAAGAATAATATAGGGTCAGTAAATAAGGATAGCGAAGGTATTAGCCAAGATGCTTCAGACAGCCGAGCACTCGAACTAATAGCAGCCGATTATCTGAGTGACCCGAATAATGGAGGGTAAATGAAAAAGATTAGAAATTTCTTATTTTTTGCCGGAACTTTAGCGGGGCCGTACTCATTGGCTTACGCCCTAAACACTATGGCTTTTATGCCTACAGGGTGGCCTTGGGCCTTCGGAATGGCGCTAACTTGGCTTTTAGCTTATGCTAAAGGCCGATACACTAGGTACAATGAAGAGGGAATTTGATAGACCCTATTATATCTAAGCAAGTTTATACTCGTGACGGTTGGAAGTGTCGTCACTGTAGTAGTAGAAACAATCTAACACCACATCATCTTGTTTATAGAAGTCATGGAGGAGAAGATACTATTAATAACCTTGTTACGCTGTGTATGCAGTGTCATGATGCACACCATAATAAGGTTTTACATATTAACTTTTATGAAACAATTAGTAATACAGTAGTAGTAACTTTTACAAGACTAAACAATTGGAGGCCAAAATGAAATTATATCACAATGCTTGTGCCGTTGCGAATGGCATTGAAGAACAAACAAAAATACTAGAGAAATACGGGAGAGATGGCTACAAATTAGTACAGGTTATCTCTATACCTATGCCGGGACACACTACTGAATATGAATTATACTTTACCAAAGAGTTAAGTTGAGTAAAATTAAGAAATTAAGGAATAAATGCAAGAAAGACCATACCAACAAAAAGCACATGCTGAAATTGAAAAAGCTTTAGACCAAAATACATACCATCAACTAGTGTCTATGGCAACCGGCACAGGAAAAACTATTCTATTTAGTCAGTTGCCCAAACGCTTAAAAAATAAGCTACCCGGACAAATGATGGTATTCGCTCACCGCGATGAACTATTAGATCAAGCTATTTATAAAATTAGACAGGCCAACCCAGAGCTACGAGTTGATAAGGAAAAAGCCGAGCACAGAGCCGATCCGAGTGTAGCCGATGTAATCGTAGCCAGTATAGCGACTGTTGGTAAAAAGAATACTACAAGATTAGATAAATACAATTGGGGGAATTTTGATAAGTTTGTTACTGACGAGTGCCACCATAGTGTTTCAGATACCTATTTAAATATATACGATAAAGCTGGTATTTACCAACCGGGAAGTAAAAAACTTCATATAGGGTTTACAGCTACTCACGAACGAGGAGACGGCAAAGCACTAGCGAAACTATATGATAAAATTGTGTTTAACTACCCTCTACGCAAAGCGATTGAAGACGGTTGGCTAGTAGATGTTAGAGGAATCAGAGTAAACACCAATACAGACCTTGACAAAGTAAAAATTACAGCAGGAGATTTTAATGAAAAGAGTTTGGCAGAGACTATTAACACTCCTGCTCGTAATCAAAGAGTTGTCAAAGCTTATTTGGAAGCTGGAGAAGAAAGACAAGCTATCGGATTTACTGTTGATATTAAACACGCACAAGATTTAGCGGAGATGTTTAGAGAGTATGATATACCTGCGGAAGCCGTATGGGGCAATGATCCATTACGAGCGTATAAGATACAGCAGTTTCGAGACAACAATATTCGAGTTCTTTTTAACTGCGGCATTTTAACCGAGGGGTTTGATATGTGGCAAGTTAGTTGTGTTATCCTTGCACGACCGACTAAGAGTAGCGTTTTGTTTGCTCAGATGATAGGACGTGGTACTAGACTAGAAGAAGGAACAGGCAATCTACTAGATTGGTCTGGACACCCTATTAAAAAAGATTGTATAGTAATTGATATTGTAGATACTTGTAAACGCCATAATCTCATTACTTTGCCGACTTTGGTTGGGTTAGGCAGTATTAACTTAAATGGTAAGTCTCTTGTAAAAAGTGTACAAGAGATAGAAGCTAGTCAAACATTATATCCTGATTTAGATTTTTCAAGTTTATCGGACATAAACGAACTAGAAGCGTTTATTGAACAGTTTAGTTTATTTGAAACTAAGATACCAGAAGAGGCAAATGCCAATAGTATTATGTCGTGGCATCGAGCACCTACTGGCGGTTACATACTAATGTTACCAAACAAAGAATTCGTAAAAATTAGCGAGAACATGCTTGACAAATGGGATATATATGCTATTATAAAAGGACAAGCATACAAAGGGGAGAGGGCGACTATGGAAGACGCTTTCGGAACTGCTGATAAACTTATAAAGGACGTAGCTCCAAATCTATTGACGCTCGTAAAGAAAGAGGCAACATGGAGGGACTTACCGCCAAAACCAGGTCAATTGTCTTTACTAAAAAAACTATTAAAAGGTAAGCCATTACCTAATAACTTAACTAGAGGTTCGGCTAGTAGAATGATTGGTAACTTTCTAGCCGGGAAAGGATAATATGAAAATTGAAATAGGAGACAATCTTGCAGCAGCTATAGTAGCTATTGCATTTGGTATTTTAATGATACTCGCTGGCTTTGCCTTTAGTGCTACAGCGCATGGTCAAGCAGTAGAGATACTAACGCCTTATGAGGCTCAGACAGCACAACGGTTACATCTCGAACAAGAACGTCTTAATGCTGAATGGGCTATGTTAAATACTGAGATCATACGTACACATTTAGAGGCTAACCAAAATCAAACAACAGGATGCGTAGTTAATCAAATGCTGATAAAATTTGAGTGGGGTTGTGCAGAATTTGTATATTCTACTCACTTTAACGCGATAGTCCCTGCTAAGGTCTTGACAAGCCCCCCATACGGTGCTACACTATATGAGTTGAGTAAGTTAGGCGATGGAAACGCGATTGCTATTACCGAAAAGCCAGTCCTAGAAGAAGATGAAAATGGGTATCATTGGGTATGGAATGCGTATCATAATAGCGAAAACTACCCAAACGATGCTCATAAATATAAGGAGCCACAAAATTGATAACTCTAACTTCTGAAGAACACGCTTGTATATTAAACCTAACTGTTAATAGTGTACTAGCTATTAGAAGCATAACACCAAATGCGAGTGAGCAGCTACATAAGATTCAAAATGAGCGACTAGCCATGTTAGCCAATCTAATAGAAAAACAACTAGTAGTAGATGTTACAGATATTAACCCACAAATAGTAGAACAACTGAAAGTACCAGACAGAACGGTAAGACTCTACACGCTGACTTCACAAGGGCAGTTGATGTTTGGCGGGGAACAAAGTAAGATGGTAAACTAAGAGGATAAAAATGGAACAATACACACAAAATACAGCAGAGCCTCAAGATAAAAAAGCAAATCACCAAGCGAATGTCATACGCATTGAGGAAATCTTACCGCATACTAACGCGGATAATCTTGAAATAATTCCTATCGGAGGTTTTCAAGTAGTTACTCGTAAGGGCCAGTTTAAAGTAGGCGATTTAGGGGTTTATATCCAGCCGGATAGCATAGTACCTAAAAGTGAGACTTTTAAGTTTTTATGGGAAGGTCATGAAGATATTAATGGAGTAGTACCGACTAAGTATTTACGCATTACTGTTAGGAAGTTTCGTAAGGAATGGTCTGAGGGGTTGCTATTACCAGTGTTTGATTTTCCACAATTACTTGATAGTGTACTAACAAATCATTTTGTAGAGTCAGACTATCCTGTTGGAACAGACGTATCAGACCTCCTCGGTATCACTCACTACGACCCTGATACTGGACGCGGTAGCACTGGCGATAACGAAAAGGTAATAAAAGGTGCTCCTAAACTAAAACGTAAGTATCCTACTACGTTGAAGGGTTGGTTTTTCTTTCTGCTTCATAAATTACGTCTACGAAGGGACGAGAAGAACTTTTCAGAAACCGTTAGTTTTCATGTACCAACATACGATGTAGAGGGGTTTAAGAATTATCCTAACGTGTTTAAGGACGGCGAACATGTCTTTGTGACAGAGAAGATACATGGATGTGTAATAGGCTCAACCAAAGTTAGAATGGCAAATGGGACTAGAAAGTTTATAAGAGATATAGAAATAGGAGATGTTGTTACAGGAGTAAATAAAGCAGGAAGTGTATCCTCTAGCAAGGTTGTTAAAACATACAACAACGGAAAGACAGAACAATGGTTGCGTGTGTCCGGTAAACGTGAAGGATTGGCAGGACGAGGTAACAGTTTCTTCGCAGTATACTGCACACCTGAGCATAAGTTTTGGGTAGTTGAAAAGCAAGAATTTGTAGAAGCAAAAAGCCTTAGTATAGGCGAACATGTACTAACACTTAGAACTGATTTAAGTCTAACGCCCGTTCAATACCAAGTAGTTTTAGGGAAACTGTTAGGAGATGGGCATCTTGCAACAGCAGTTAGTACCTCTGCACTTCACTTCGGGCATAGGGAAAAAGACAAAGATTACCTAAACTGGACTTTAAAAGGATTAGGGAACTTAGCAAATCATAGAACCGATAATTATGTTAGTGGCTACGGAACTAATATGTTTAGAGGAAGTTCTATAGGAACGGGCTATCTTAAACAAGAATTTGAATGTTTTTATGAAGGAGACAAGAAACAAGTTCCTTTTTGGGTAGAAAGTGAATTAACACCATTGTCTCTAGCTTTTTGGTATATGGATGATGGTAGCCTATGTCATAGTGATGGGCAAGAAGACCGAGCATCTTTCGCTACTTGCGGATTCGACTATAAAAGTTGTACTATTTTAATTAAAGCGTTAGCAAGGTTAGGCGTAGAAGCTGAAGTGTCACAACACGATTATAATAGAATTGTGTTAAATACTGAAAACGCAGAACGATTGTTTTTATTAATTGCTCCTTATATACCAAAATGTATGCAAAGGAAACTGCCTGAACGCTACAGAGGAGGGGAAGGATGGTTACCAAACACTGAATCTGTTTATAAACCAGAGTTAGTATCAGTTTCTATTACAAGTATAGAAAGCGCTCCTACAATAACCTCTAAGAAGTATGATTTAGAAACAGAAACACATAACTACTTTGCTAATAACATTCTTGTACACAACTCGAACGCTAGGTATCTATATCTTGACGGTGCGCAATACGCTGGAAGCCGTAACCTTTGGAAAGCGGCTGATAGTAATTGTGCATGGAGACGAGCATTAGTTGACAACCCTTGGATTGGAGAGTTTTGTAGGAACAATCCCGGTTATGTGCTTTGGGGTGAAATTACACCTACGCAAGGCGGTTTTGATTATATAACTAGTCCTAATCAAAAAGGAAAGATTCAATTTTTTGCTTTTGATGTTAGGACACCAAAGGGTGAATGGGAACCTAAAAATATAGCATGGCATCTTATAGACAACTACGGAGGACGTTTCGTTCCTGTTCTCTATGACGGACCTTACGACTACGATGTTATTAAGGGTATAGTAGACGGTAAGAGTGCAACGGGGGCAAACCACGTTCGTGAAGGAATTGTTATCACTGCTTTAGATGATCGTACTGTTAGAGGACTTGGTAGGCCGCAGCTTAAAATAGTATCAAATTCTTTTCTTGAGAAAGATAGTAAGTAGGTAATGGGAGAAAATGGGAACGATAAATAACAGTATGGAGGGCAGCAATGCTCTCCAACTTATTGTAAGTAAGGGATGGAATTGGAAAAACTCTAATGATCCGAATATTGAACTTGAAGTGTGCCCGTTTTGTAAGAAGTCTGGGTACGGACACTTTTATCAAGAGATTCATGGGACCACTAGCGAACGACGAAACCGAGACGGTTTATTTCTTTGCCAAAAGTGCGGAAAAAGTGGAAATCTTCATACCCTTAAACAACATTTAGGATTATCTACAGCAGAAGTAGGCTCTACGAAAGACTGGGCTAGTTCGGAAACTAAAATTGATGCATTGCCAAATGTTGAGGCTTGTCACGAACTGTTATTAGCTGACGCTGATGCTATGGATTACCTCATGAACATAAGAGGGTTTAGTAGAAAGGTAATCGAGCAGCAAAAACTAGGACTAAAAGAGAAACACTTTTTTAAGGGGCTAGGAGAAATAAGAGCACTAGTCTTTCCGTATCTTATCAATGGTAACACAGTATTTGCTCACTTTCGTTCTTTACCAGACCCTAACGATCTAACTAAAGTAGAGAAAGCATTTAATAGTCCTCGTGGATATGACGCTGTTCTATATAATGGGCACATTCTAAAAGAAGGACTCAAAGAGGTAGTATTCGTTGAAGGAGAAATGGATACCATTTGCGCTCTCGATAATGGTATACTCAATGTGTGCGGCGTACCCGGAGCCAACATCCGTAAAGCTGAATGGATAGACAAAATTGATAGTATTGGATTAGAAAAGATTTATATATGCTACGATTCTGACAAAGTAGGTCAAAAAGCAGCACAAACACTAGCAGTTAAAATCGGCATTGAACGGTGTTATAAAATACAACTACCAGCTTTTACTACACTAGATGGTAAAATTGGTAAGGATTTAAACGAGTGGTTTAAAAACGGAGGCACCCTAGAGGCGTTCGAGCAGCTTAAACAAGACGCTGACCTGTTCGATGTAGACGGTGTTAGCAGCAGCGCAGATGCCCTAGAAGAGTTTGAGGATGAACTAGACGGTAAAGGATCAGGACAAAAGTATGCTACACCTTGGCCTAGTTTGAGTAAAATTGTCAGATTCGACGAAGGCGACATTATCGACATTATAGCTCCTGAGAAAATAGGCAAGACAACAATGGGCCTAAATATCATGGAATTTATGGTTGACACCTATGGGGAAGATGGTGTTATAATATGCTTAGAAATGACACGAGCAAGAATGGCCCGTAAATGGCTGTGCCACAAGACAGGAATACCCGATGTACTCGCTACTACGATTGAAGAGGAAAAAGCACTTACTAGCGCCTTCAAACAGGCTATACCTAGTGTTAAGCAAATGGCGGCAAACAGAGAAGGTAATTTGTACTTCTGTTATCCCAAGTACAAATCAGCCGAAGATATTTACAACTTAATTGTAGCTTGTATTAGACGTTATGGTGTCAAATGGGTTATGATTGATAACCTTCAACTTCTATGTGATGCTACTATCGGAACACGCAGTAGGACACAATATTTATCAGAAATCAGTAAAAGTTTGGCAAAAATCGGCAAAGACTATAACATACAGATGTTAAGAATTCTACAACCTCACCGGATAGCGGCTGGTAAAGTGGCTACCTCAGACAACGTAGATGGTTCTTCTCAAATTGCTAAAGATTGTGATTGCATGTTAGTAGCCAATCGTGCTAGACTAAATGAGTTAGAAAAAGATACTCTGCAAGAGGGAGCCTTTGTACAAACAGAAGGAACGTTTGGTAACGACTTTTATGTAGGTGTCGGATTAAGTCGGTATTCAGCAGGAGGATCAACAACGCTATACTACGAAGGAGCAACTAGTTCTATTTATGAACAAGCCGAAGGTAAGGTAGCGGCTATGAAAGCTAAAAGTATGCAAGCCGGAAAAGGTGATCTACAAAACACATTGGAAACATTGAGCAAATATTCACAACAGGAGATAAACCCATGACCAACGAAGACATACAAAATGTAATAGATAAGTTACAAGCTAATCCAATACGCTATAAAGATTATGAAGACTTTAAAAAGATTGGATTAGATACGGAATATCTGGACAGCGGAAGCTATAGGCATGCGTACAGGCTTTTAGATTTTCCTTTAGTTATTAAAATTGACAATTACGTAACCAAACACCAACAACATTCTTATAATGAATATAAAGTATATAAAAAAATCATTGAAAGTGATTTTGATAGTCCTTTATATCCGATAAAAAAGCATCTTCCAGAAATTTACTATTTTCAACAAGAGGAACCAACTGATGATAAACCGGGGTTTGCGATTACTTTAATGCGTTATTACCAGCATGGAATGAAGGAGAGTGACACAAGGCTCGGTCCCTTAGTTAGGTTAGTTGCAGACGCTGTAGACACGCATACCCATGATGTACGAGGAGACAACGTTAGAGAGTATGACGGAAAGTTAGTAATTATTGACCTTGGCAACATTAGAATATAATGACATATACAACACAAGAAAAAGCAAAAGACAAAAGGCTACAAAGAATTTACGGAATTACCCTAAAAGACTATAACATAATTCTTGCATTCCAACATTCATCTTGTGCAATATGCAAAAAACATGTTAGTATGTTTAGGATGGCGTTAGCAGTAGACCACGACCATATTACGGGGCTTGTTCGTGGTCTACTCTGTATGACATGTAACAGAGCATTAGGAAAGTTTCGGGACAACGACCAACAGGTTATAAATGCAGCGCAATATGTTACACAACCTCCAGCTACTATTGCGTTAGGAAGAGAACACAAAACGCTACCGGGCGGTATAAAAACTAAATCGAGAAAAAAGAAAATCAAAGGTATGAATGACAAAACAAAAAGTAAGCAAGCGAGAAAGACTTGCCGCAAACAAAAAAGCATTTGATGAGATTATTGGTGATCCTTATAGCAAGGAAGACCTACCCGGACAATATATAACAGCTAGAACTAGTAGCTCTTTAAAAAGTGTTAGCAATTACGATGCAACAGGACCATCTACCAAAAATGCAGCAAAACCAAATTTGATGGATTTTATTTGTGATGTAGAGAGCGCAATAGATGACGGCTTAATGAGGTTTAGGAAAGATTTTTACGGAGAAAGAGACGTATTTCCTTATTTTGTAAAAACGTATATCATACAAACAGAAGAAGCTTTCAAACAGCAAGAACGAGCAACACTAGAACAAATTATTGGACAAATCTTTATAGCAAGAAACATTAGTCCAGTATCAAAATACTTTACAGCCATTAGGCGTAAAAACGGGAGGTAAATTGAGCACACTATCTAATAAATCGTTAATACAACAAGCAACAGAAGAGGTTAAAGATTTGAAAAAACCCGATCCGTTAACCATTAGTATTATTTTCTTAAAATACGGTCTATACATTAAAAAAGAAGATATAGACAAACTTATAGAAGAGGCAGAGGCAGAGGCACTAAACGATGAATGATATAGTTGGGTTCCGAGAAACACCAATTTTGACGCCGACCGAGGTAGGTAAAGCACGAAAACTATATGTAACCGTTCAACATGATAGAGTTACTATATGCAATCATAAACTACCAAAAACTAATATTCCTAAAAAGATTAACTGTGAATGCTGTTGGTTTGCGTTTTTTCAGGGCAACGGAGATTTAGTAACAAAACTCGATGAAGTGTTGACAACTCACGGAGAAGGTGCTATAGTTAGATCACAAGGTAAGAAGTTCCTTCATAGGTTTAAGCAATTCATGGCGACAATAGAACGGTTCAAAAAGGAAGCAGAATGACAGATGTATTAGACACTCTTAAGGGTTTGGTTGGCGACGGTAACTCCACGCAAGCCAAGCCTAAAAAGAAAGAAAAAGAAGAAATTATACCACCTTCTAAAGCAGAAAGGTTTAAACTAATAGAAGGTCTTAACAAGGTTCTTAACACACAGTTCAAGGTTGATTCTACAATCGTTCGGATGGGAGCCAACGTCGGAGTACAAATCCCCTCTATCTCAACGAACATAGCCAGCCTAGACAACGATGTTATACAATGTGGAGGTATTCCTAGAGGGCGAATCGTTGAAATATTTGGTCCAGAATCGAGTGGCAAAACAAGCCTTGCGCTCCACATTATAGCGGAAGAACAAAAAAATACTGATAATCTTTGTGCTCTAATTGATGCAGAACACGCTTTAGATGTTACCTACGCATCTAAACTTGGAGTAAATGTTAATGAACTTTTGATTAGCCAACCGGATAGCGGAGAGCAAGCACTAGAAACAGCGGAGGCTCTTATCGAGTCCAAAGCAGTTAGTTTGATAGTCATTGATAGTGTGGCGGCTCTTGTCCCACAGGCTGAGCTTGACGGGGAGATGGGCGACTCCGCAATGGGTCTACAAGCCCGTCTTATGTCCCAAGCTATGCGTAAGCTTCGAGGGAAAGCAAACAACAACGGAGTAACACTTATATTTATTAACCAAATACGAGAAAAGATTGGTGTAATGTTTGGAAGCCCTGAGACTACAACGGGCGGGAGGGCATTAAAGTTCTTTGCTAGTTTGCGACTAGATGTTAGACGCAAAGATGTTATCGGAGATAAAGAGCATCCTATTGGGCATGTACTTAAAATCAAAGCCGTCAAGAACAAAGTTGGCAGTCCAATGCGCGAGACTCTAGTAGATTTAATATATGGAGTCGGTATAGACAAGGAAGCCGATTTAATCCGATATGCCATATCACTAAACGTAATAGAAAAAGCTGGACCGTGGTTTAAGTTTAATGGTGTAACTCTCGGACAAGGAGAAGCTGCTGTTATAGACGTTATAAAAAATGATCCAAAATTACGATCAAGTATTTATGCTAAATTAGTTTAGTACAGAAAGGAAAAGTAATGGCAAACAAGAGTAAGAAAGCACCAAGTAGTATTAGTAATCTAATTAACAATATATTTAACTACACGTCAATATGCTGCAACGCTCCTGCAACTAAAGCAGCTTGTGCTAAGTCTGATAAAGCAGACTCCTCATTGGGCAAATGGAAGTGTGTAAAATGCAGCCAAAAATGCAAAGTAACTCGTAGTAAGTACAAAAAGGAGGACAATGTTGAACAACCTCAAAGCGAGTAAGGCTATTCTTGAGTATATTATACAAGAAGAAGGATCACGCTTAAAGCCCTATGTTGACGTAAGAAATTGGACAACTATCGGTGTTGGTCACTTATTACATAAGGGGCCGATTACACATGAAGACCAACCTATTACACTTGAACAAGAGTTAGAATACCTTAGACAAGATATTTATAATACAGAAGAAATTATTAAACATTTTGTTATAGTAGACCTTAATCAAAACCAATTTGATGCACTTGTGTCTTTCGTTTTTAACGTAGGAGATGGTCATTTTATTAAGTCTGAGTTGTTAGCAGCACTCAACAAAGGTTTATACAATTTAGCAGCACAATACTTTGTAGAGTACGATCATGCAGGGGCAGTTGTTTCTACACCACTATTACGGCGCAGGGAGTACGAACAAACTTTATTCTTAACACCGGAGACGATATGAACGCGGCGCAAGAAGTATTTAAAAGGAACTTTAGCCTCCAAGATGTAGGAACTCGATATGAGCATTTATATGATTTATTAGAATTGTATGAGTGCGCTTACGAGATTCTAATGGGTAAACCTGTTAGGAGTCAAGAAGAATCTGCACAAGTCTACGAACTGAAATATGCCATTAAACTGCTAAGAAAGGTGTTAGAAAGTGTGGCAGATATGGATAGAAAAATGTTTGATTTGAGAAGGACTATTTTATCTTTACCAAAGAATCCTTTAATGATCGAGGGCGGGAGAGGGACACCGTTAAACAGAGAGACTATGTACTCTCTTCCCGATACTGTAAGCCAAAGGGAGGGTTTTTGAAGGACATAGG